CGTGCGCGACGTCGCGATTGCGTAGCGCGCCTTGCAGTAGTTCGTGATGCGCGCTGGCGAGACGTTGCTGGGCAGCACGCCGATTTCGGCCATCTTGCCTTCGAACTGCCGCGTCGCCGCATACGCCGAGTAGCCGCCAATCGACGGCGCGACGGTCGCTGCGGTGCTCGACGGCGTGCCGTTGAACTCGCCGGTGATGAGCTGCGTGCCGTCTAGCCACAGGTCGAAGCCCGCAGCGCTCTTGCGATAGACGAGGACGTGCGGCGTGTCGCGCACGACCTCAGAATCAGCACCGATCATCTGCACGCATCGCGCAGTGCCGCCGTTGCCGACGAAGACCTCCGCGGTCTGCGTCGTCGCGTGGTACAGCAGCGAGACGCCGCGATTGTTCGCAACCAAATCTCCGATGCTGTTCCAGAGGTACTTCGTCTCGCCGGTTGCGGTGCTGGGGCGAAACACCATGTAGAACGTCGCGTCCGTGGTGTCGTGCAGGAACGACCATGTAGAGGCCGCGCCGCCGCAGTTCATGAAGTCGTCGGTCGTAAAGCTTAGCGACGGCTGGTTGTTGAACGCGGCATCACTGGCCGTGTACGTCGGCTGATTGCCCGCCGTGGCCTGCGTCGCGTGGCGTGCGCCAGCCGTCAAGTCCGTCCACTGCGACACGCTCATCGTCTCGCGGTAAAGCGCCGACATGGTCGTGAAATCGGCGCGCGGATTGAAGCTAACGCCCTGCTCAAGCAGCCCCGCCTCGAGGTACTGCATCTCAGCCGTCGTCAGCCTGCGGTCATAGACCAGAACGCGCCCAAGACTGCCGCCCCAGTAGAGCGAGCCACCGATGCGCGCGCCGAGGCTGATCGCAGCCGATGCAAACGTGCCCGTGTTCTCAGCGCTCACGCCCGCAGTGACCGTCGGCGCGGCACCGTCGAGGCGCATGGTCGACGTCTCCGCAGCAGCAGCCGACGAGAAGTCTACGACGGCCGACACCACGCTTGCGCCCGCCAGCGTCGCGTCGATGTAGCTCGAGCTCGTGCCGACGTTGCCGACGCACGTCGAGTAGACGCGCGAGCCTGTAGTCTGCGCGCTCAGCGACGCGCTGCCCGCGGCGACGCCGTTGCCGACCTCGCAGATCACGCCCGTCGTCGCAGACGTATGCGTGTCGAGGCCGAGCACGACCATCGTGATCGCGCTCTTGGCTGCGAGCTGCGTCACCGACGCAGACGTCAAGATGTTCGACGTTCCGTTGAAGGTGACGCTCGCGGCCCCATTGATGGTCGCGTCACGCGTCGCGGTGCCCGAGAACGCATAGCCGTTCTTGCGATCCGTCCACGACGTGACCGCGCCTGCCGTAAGGTCGCGCGCGTCGAGGTCGATTACGAGGCCGAGCACCGCATTCGGACTGAAGCCGCTGACCGGTGTCGCAATGCCACGACGACCGCCGCGCCCGCCATTACGTCGGCTCATGGCGCAGCCTCAGAGGACGCCGGGGCCGGTCGACAGATACCACTTGAGCGTGCCGCCCGGAGTCGAGATGGCGCGGAAGTAGCGCTGCGTCGGGGTCACGCGGAAATTGACGCTCGTGCCCGCAGCATACGGCCCGAAGCACGTCGCGGTGCTGACGACCGGCGTCGTGATCGTGCTCGTGCCGTCCTTTGAAAACACGATGAAGAACTCAGCCGTGCTCATAAAGGTCACAAACTGCGGGCCAAGCACGTTGGTTGCGCCGGTGATGCCGGTGTCCTGCGCGGCCGTCGCCGTCGCCGCGGTCAGCGTCACTTGCGAGATGGCGTCCTGCATCGGCGGCAGGATATCGGCGTCTTCACGAAGGATCGTCTCGCTCATGGTCTATCTCCTCGCGCGCGTGGCGCTCAATACTCGACGGCCGCGACGGTCGCGACGTAGAAGGTTCCGGCTCCTGCGCTGCGCCGAAACTGAATCGACAGCACCTTCGCGGCGACTGTCAGCAGCGCGCCGTCAGGCCAGCCAGACGCTTCGGTGAGGTCTTCGCACAGAATGTCCGCAGGGAAGTCGACGGTTACCCACGACCAGCCAGTGCCCGGCGTCGTCGCGGTGATCGTAACGTTGTTGCCGCTGGCGCTGTTGGTAATATCGATCTCGCCGCTCGTCGTGCCGTCGCTGGCGCTGACGTAGGCCGCGAAACGCACGTTGCCAGTCGTGTCGCCGGGCAGCAGCTTCCGCGCGAGAATCGGCACCTCGACCAGCAAATCCACCAGCGTGCCGCTCGTCGTTGACCACGCATCAGCCGTCGTGCGCGGGCGCGCGACGTTGAAGTACTGGCGACGCTGCGGGCTCGCGAGCGCAAGCGCCACGCCGACGATTGACGAGTAATCGCGCGCCTCGATGGGCTCGCGCACCTGTAGCGTCGTGAGCTCGACGCCGAGGTCTGCGGCCGTCGCGTCGAGCGTGATGCGCGGTGCCTCGAAGCACGTCACGCCGAGCACCGTCACCGTCGCGCTTGACGCGGCGTTGGTCAGCGTGAAGTTGATCGTTTGAAGCGCCGCGCTCTTCGCGCTTAGGTCTTCGTGGTAGACGAGCAATGTGCCCGAGTCCGCGATGATGTAGTTCTGCGTCGCGCTGGCAGTGTCCTTGAACTCGATCGCTGCGTTGCCCGTCAGCCAGAGGTGCCACGTACGGCGCACGGCGCGACCGGGCGGAGTGACGCGGAAATACCACGTCGCGGCAGAGCCTGCGGTGAGCGCGAAGTTCGGCGTGAACGCAGGGACAAGCACCTCGCCGTTGCCACCGCACCAGTTCGCCAGCTCGCCCGCGTCGAGCCACGTGCGCGCGCGTACGGCCTGCCCCGTGACGACGTCGTCCTCCGCGATGACGGTGCGCGCTGCCGGGACTGTCGCGGTCATAGCGGCACCTGCTCTGCGGCGTAGGCTTGCGTCGCAAAGACGCTGCTCGACGCGGCCTTGCCCCAAACCTCGACGGTCACGAGCACCGCAGCCACGCTGGACGGCGACGCACTCGAGACGCCGTTGACGATGGCATAGTCAACAAACTCAGGGTCAAGCGTGACGTAGTCGTCAGCGCGCCACGAGTTGGTCGCGTTGTTGAAGCTCGTCGTCTCGAGTACGTTCGACGGCGCAGTCGCAAGCGCCATCTGCGTCTCCGCGGTTCCCGCGATGCACACGCCGATTCGCAGTTGCGCGCTCGCTGTCGAGCGACCACCGACGGCGAGGCGCACGTTGTAGGGCTTGCCATCAGCGCCGACGAGCAGCGGGAACGGGCCGAAGCTCACGAGCCGCTGCCACGCGTTGGCGACCTTGCTGTTGGTGATGCCGCCTGTCGTCGTGCTCTCCGCGGCCCAGCACACCAGCGTGCGTGAGCGCTCGTCCGCGACGTGATTCCAGTTGTTCGCGATTGCGCGCCATGTCGACGTGCGTACGGGCTGCGCCTCGTAGTCCGCGAGCGTCGTGGAGATCCCGCGAACCAGACCGCCGAGCGTGCTCGTGCTCATGGTGCCTCAGCTCGCCAGTTGCCGCGGGGGAACGACGCCGCTCGCGAAGGGGATTTCGTTGTCGGGCGCACCGAGCGCGATAAACGCGTAACGCTCTTGCGTCGCCTGCACGACGGTTGCGTCGTCGTATTCAAGGTTGCGCGTGCCCGTCGGGATGGTGCCGACCGTAAGCGTCGCGCGCACCGTCCGCGTCGACACGGTCACGCTCGTGACGGTGAGCTCGGCGCTGGCTGGCGTCGCATTGTCGTACGTCGCGATGCGTACGAGGTCGCCGCTCTGCCACGCGCTGGTCGCTGCGTACCCAGCAGGCTGCGACGAGTCGAGGACGATATCGTACGTGCTGCCGCTGACGAGCGTGACGCTCGAGATGCGCGACGATGGGGCATAGCCCGCGACGCGGACATACGTCGACAGCAGCGTCAGCTCCACAACGGCATCGAGCGGCTTGACCTTGCGCCCGATGACAACGCCGCTTGCCGCGACGATGCCACGGCCACCGCCATCAACGTCGGGCAGCTGCGCGATTGTGACGCTGACCTGCGAGCCGATGACCGCAGCGATAGCATCGAGCTTGCACGCGACCGTAATCGTCGCATACGCGCCGCCGAGCACGCCGAGCCACGTTTGCGCCATCGCCAGCACTTCGGAATACGGGATATCCGCGTCACCGGCCCACGTCGAGCGCGGCTCGATCTTCATCATTGTCGGCAGTGGATTGCGTGAGAGCGCCGCCGCGTCGCGTACCACAAACGTCCTGCCGACGTGCTTGCTCGTCAACGGATCGAAGCCGGTCTTGAGCTGGATGGTGTTGACGAGGCCGTACGCGTTAGGCTCCCAGCCCGGCATCTGCGCGCCCGAAAGGTTGTTGCTGGCGTCGATGCTGTAGCTGGTAGCTTCAGTCGCCGCACCTGCGCGAAACTCGCGGAACGCCAGCCGCCCGTCAGTGGTGATGTACGGAACCAAGCCGTAGAGCTTGCACTCGTCCTCGATCATCTTCGCGAGGCTGACGTCTGACGCGCCCGCGTATGTGCGCGCGCGCAGCCAATCGCGGCCCAGCGACACGGCGTCGACCGTTGTCGTGATCGCGCTCGTGTCGATGTGCTCCGCGGTCACAAGCGGCATACGGCCCAAAGGCGCGTAGGTTGGCGAGTCCGTGGTTAGCGCGATCAAAAAATCCGCGAACGTCCCTTCGGCTGCGTACGTGCGCGAACTCGTGACCGTCGGCACCGACGACGCGGTGTAGTAGCGATCGAGCGCCGTCGGCATCGGGCCGGGGATGCGCCGCACACGCAGCGTCGCGCGCCTCGTCGTCGCGTCCCACGAGAGCACGTCGTACTGACGCGTGAGTGCGTCCTTGCCGTCGAACGCGGGCCACTCAAGCGAGACGCTGTCGCCGGTCGCAAGCGTGATGCTGCCGCCGATGTAAATGGTCTGCGTGCTGATGGCGGCGCTGAGGTAGCCGACAAAGCCACGCGGCACGGTGCCTGCGCCGTCTACAGGCGCGAACGCATACGGCTGGTAGGACTGGTTGTTGCCGACGGTGAAGACGCGCACGCCGTCGCTTTGCCGCGTCATCGGCAATCCAGCCGTGTAGACTGGGTCGACGTTTGCCGTCGATTGATTCAACGTCTCGACGTTGCACCAGCGGTGCGACGAGTTCGGTGTGCTGTAAAGGAATCGCCACGAGCCAGCCGGTGTCGGTGTCGCGATAAGCGAAGGGCGCGCGCCGCTCGTCTGGTTAAGCGCGTTGCTTCCCCAGCCTGACGACGCCGTGCGAATCAACGCGTTGAGCGCTTCGCAGAACTCCTCCTGCGTCTCGTAATAGCCCGCGAGGTCAGCGCCACCGACGGTCGCCGTGTCGCTGACCGACGCGTCGTAATCCGCGCTCGCGAGGATGCTGATCTGAAACTGCGGCGCGGTCTGCGCGTTGTAGTTGATGCCGCGCAGCGTCGAGGGCTCCGCGAGGTCGGCGTTCAACGACTGGTTGAGCACGCTCGCGATGCTGTCGAGCTGCACCTCCCAGACGGTCAGATCGCGGAGCTTCGGCTGCGCTGCGACGATGCCACGCCAGACCAGCGTGCCCGTACCCGTCTCGCCGTCGCCGTACGCGTAAAGGTACGCGATGCTGCCTTCGACGGTCGGCCGTCCGTTGGCGAGGCCGCTCTCCTCAAAGGTGACTTCGGGACGCGTCAGGCCCAGCGTCGTGTCGACCGTATGCGCGGTGCTAATGGTGTCGCGATAATTGCGCGTCACTGTCGGCGCGGCAGTTCCACCGCCCGACGTGATCTTCATGCACTCGTTGCCGAGGAACATGATATCGCCGTTCGCAGTGTTCGTGCTCGTCAGCGGGATCGATACAGCCGACGACGACACCGACGACGACAAGTAATTGATGCGCGTCGGCTGCCGCGAGAACGAATCGCCAGTCCGCGACGAGCCGTCATCAACGATGCGCGCAGTGAACCCGCTCGCACGCAGCTTGACGCTTGCCGGGTCCAGCGACTCGCCCCACTGAATGCTGCGCGCCTCGAGGCCACCGATGCGCGTGCGGTCCTCCGTGCCTGCGCCGATGAGCGCCGACGACGACACGAACTCGAGCGGGTGACCCGCGATGACGAGACGATACGCGATAGCGCCCGAGCCGCGCGAGACGACGTCGGACCAGCTCACGGCGCGACCTCGGTGATGTACCGAGTCACGAACGGAATCGTCCAGTGGCCGTCGTAATCAGCCGTAATGCGCGTGGGGTCAAAGTGCGCGCCTTCTCCGCGCATTTTGTAGAGCAGCCCCTCGCCGCTGGTCGCGTTGACGCGGTCAATCAGAGAGAAGGGCAGCGTCGCGCGGCAGTGCTTGAAGAAGTGCTCCCACGTCCACGTGACCTTTGTGGCAGCGCCGACGTTGGCGATGCGGACGGCCGTGCCGCCGACCTCTTGGCTGACGGCGTACTCCGCGTCGGTGGGGCCGCTCAGCGTCTCGAAGGGCTGCACCCAGTCGCGGTACACGGGCAGCTCGTCGGGGTGCGTTGAGTACGCCTGTCCGTTGTCGCTTTCCGCGTACGCGATGCGTCCTGCGGGCTCATACGTCTCGTGCACCTGCGACTGGCCTGCGAGGCGCGCGATGATCAGATATCGCGGTCTGCGCGTGCTCGTGTAGCTGCTCGCGCCGCTTAGGTTCGATGCCGCGTCAAAACCGAGGATCGCGGCCATTGCAGCACCCTGCGCGCCGCTCCACGTCACCGTGAAGTTCCCCGCGGCGCTGAGCCCATACTCGCACTCCTGCGGGTCGAAGCCGACGACGAGTCCTGATATCAGCGCGGAAGCACTCGTCGCGAACGGGCTGATAGCAACGCCATCGGCAGACGTAGCCGTGAAACCGCCGTGCATATACACGCCCGACGTAAATCCAAGGTTGCCGGTTAGCGAGCCGCCGAACACCGCCGCATTGCTGCCGCTGACGGTGCCGAGATTCAGCGTCGCGAAGTCAAACGCTGCGGAGTAGAGGTCACGCGGCATCACATCCCTCGCCCAAGACGCCCGTGCGCCTCGCTGATCATGCCCGAGATATCGCGCCCGAGCTGCGCGCGATCGGCGGCGTACACAAGGCCCGACGAGCCCCAGTTGATGACGACCGTCGTGCCTGCGCCCTCAGCCGCGCCGGGCGTCAGCGCTGGCCCGCCAGTGGCCGCAGCAGGCGCGCCACCGCCTCCACCGCCACCGCCAAACGCGCCGCTCGATGCGCCGACCGCGCCCGCGGCGACGCCGATTGCAGCCCACTTGCCAGCCGCCGCAAAGTGAATCGCCGCAGACGGCGAGCCCATCGCAAGCGCGCCGATGCCGAGCGCGGTTTCTTTCAAACCTTGCACGATAGCCTCACCCGTCAACGAGCGCGCTACGTCACGCACCATGTCGCGCGTGGCTTGACTAATTGACTTGCTGCCGTCGAGCCACGCGGAAACGCTGCTCGAGAACGCGCTTTCAAGCGCGCTAAATACCGCGTTGTCGATCTCCTCCAGCTTAGCGGCTCGCTCGTTGGCAAGACGCTCTTCCTCGTCCATCGCTTCCTTCTGCAAGCGATCGCGCTCTTCGTTGAGCGCTTTGGCGATCTCGATCGAGCGGTCCTTCGCGGCGTTCTGTTCCTCAATGTCGAGGTCACGCATCATGCGTCGGACGTCGGCCTCTGCCGCCATGTCCTGCTCAAGTCGCGCAAGCGCCTGCTGCGCCGCCTCCGAATCGTAGCCCATCGGCGTCGTCGCTGGCGCTTCGGCTGCTGCTGCACGGCGACCACCACCGCCGCCGCCAGTGCGACTCGGCTGACCGTTAAGCGTTTCGCCCGCCGCTTCAATCTCAGCCTGAATTGCGCGGAGCCTTTGTGCATTCTGCTCACGCAGCCGCGCATCTTCGCTTTCGGCGGGAACCTGACGGCGAAAGTTCTCTTGCAGCTGCGCGAGATTGCGCTCGCCGTCAGCGATGAGCCCCTGCAATTCCGAGAGCCTGCGCATATCAGCTGCGGTCATGTCCGCAGTGCGCTTGCCCATCAGCTGCTCTTGCTCAGTGCGCAGTCGTGTCTGCTCAGCGCCGAGACGGCCGATGGTCGCGGCGTAGTCGGATGCGCTGGCCGTCCGCGCCGTCACGCGGCGCTGAATAGACTCCTCGTCAAGCGCAGCCTTCGCGGCGTCATCGAAGGCTTTTTTGAGGTCTGCCAGCGTCGGCAGCACTGTGCGCCGGATGCTCTCTTCGGTGCGCTCCTGCTCGGTCTTGTAATCCTGCCAAAGTTTCACACCAGCAGTCACGGCGACGCTCACGACGCCGATCGCAATACCAAGCGGCCCGAGGCCCGCAGTCGTCAGCCCTTGAATGACGCCCGTTGCGCTGCCTGCGACCGTGACGACTTGCCCGAGCCCCGGCACGAGTTGGCCGACAGCCTGACCAGCAAGGCCGAGCGCGCTGCCGAACTGACCGATCTGCGGCTGCGCGGTCTTCGCTGCCTCACCGACTTTCGTCGTTGATGTAGCCGCCTGATCCGCAGCGGTCGACGTCTGCTTGAGCGCTGTCTGCGCCTGCGTCGCGTCGAATGTGATCTTGCCTTGGACGTCGAAGTCAGCCATCGGTCATCCCTTCCGCTGAGCTTCGGCCATACGCCGCTCCGCTTCGCGCCGCTCGCGCTCCGCACGCATATCCAGCGCTTCGACGTGGTTCTGCGCGCCGTCAATCGCCAGCATCGCCTCGAGCACGACCGCGAGCTGCTGGTCGACGTCGACCGCGCCGTTCGCCCAGTGTCGCCGCAGCACCAGCGCCTGCGCCACGACGGGGTCACCGTACGCGCGCCACGGGCACGACGTCGGCGGCTCACCGAGCATCCGCACGACGCCGTCACGCATACGCGCCACGGACGCTCCTAGGCCGCTCAGGGCCGCGCGACGCACCGGGACGCGACGCTCGCCGCCGCAGTCGCAATCCCACGCCTGACGCACCTCTGCGGCGGCAGGACGGGCCATGTCTAGCCCGCGTCGGTGGTCGACGTGGCGGACGTGCTCGGAGCGGGGGAGTCCGCAGGGGACAGGGACTGCCGCGCTAGCACGAACACCGAGGTAGCCGGCAGAGGCGCAAAGCCCTCGACGAAAGGGCCAAGGCGACTCCGCGCGTACGCCACCGCTCCGATCTCGTAGACCGCCTCGACGGACACGCATTCGCAGAGATAGTCGAGCGCGTCGCTGTCGAGCGACGGCCTGCTGTCGCCGCTCTCGCGCGGGAAGATAGCCTCCGTCTTCCAGCTGAGCGGCGGCGACACCTCCGCGCGCACGAGGGCGTAGCTGATGGCGCGCAGCCACCGAGACTCAGCCGTCGGCAGGCTGTCGCACTGGGCGCGCTCGTAGGCCCGCAGAGGGCGCAGCACGAACAGCGACGGGCGCTTGCCAGCGACGAAGCGGAGCAGGCTCTTATCGCGCGTGCCGTAGCGGATATCGCTGACGCGCTCGCCAGTCGCGCCGAAGTGCGTGTCGAAGTCACGGCCCATCCCGGCGCGGTCAATCGCGGGATCGAAGCTCACGTAGCACTCGAGGTGCTTCGTCGGGTCTGTCTCGTGCGTCGTCATGCGGTGCGCCTCCTCAAGCGCCGCGACACCCTAGCACGCTCAGAACACGTGGATGCGGAACGCCGAGCGCTGCGCGTCGTTGGACGGCGAGCTGATGGCCTCGTCGTTGCGACCGGCCCAGCTGACGAGGAAGCCGTAGAGGTCATTCGCGGGCGTGCGCGGCGGCACCACCGACAGCTGAATCGTCGGCGCGCTCAGCAGCACGATTCCAGCGGTCGTCATGCCGACTTGCTGGAAGAGGCTCAGGTCTGTGCGGTTCGTGTCGGCCGTGATCCAGTTTGTGGCCGCGTCGTCGTAGACCTGCACTTGCCCGGTGATGGCGCGACCGCGCGCGCGCTTCCAGCCGATGATGCCCGAGTCACCGGGGCCCTCTGGCGACGTCACGGGGAGGTTCGCCATCCCCGGCGTCCACGTCGAGGACGAGTGCGACACGAGGTTGCGCGTCTGGCTCGTCGCGAACGAGCCCGTGCCAAGAATGAGCTCGCTCGTCATGTGCGCGATAGGCGAGAAGTTTGCGATCGTCGCAGCGCCAAGCGACGTCACCGACGTGCGCAGCCACGACGCGCCGGTCAGCTGCGTCGAGAGCTTCGCGATCTGGCCCTGCGTGATGTCGACCGCGAGCGTGCCCTGCATCCCGAGGCCTGCGAACTCGTCGTCGGCCTCCTGCCCCTCGATCAGCACTTGCAGCGTCGACAGAAAGCCCGCGGTGTTGTTCGTGAGGCTGAAGCTGGTCGCCCAGATAACCGGCGCATTCTGCGGCGGCGCAGCCGAGTGCGCGACCTTCGGCACCAGCGTCGTCGCGGTGCATGACAGGATTTCGCGCGCTTCGTATTTGCCGTTGATCAGCACGGCATACGCGCCACCGGGCGAACCCAGCGACGTGCCGTGCGGCGTCTGCACCACGACGCTCGTGGTCGTGGAGCCGACACCGACGAGCGTGGCCGCGCCCTGCGGCGTGCCCTGCGTCTTGACGCCCATCAGTGTCGTCAACAGACGGTCGAGCGCCCACGACGTCGGCCACGCGAGGTTGCCCGTATTCGGGGTGCCCGTGCCCGCGAGATACGTTGTCAGCGCGAGGGTGCTGCTCTTCTTCGCGAGCACCATCTTCGAGTTCGTGTAGCTGTGCAGGAACTGCTGTTGAAGCTCGGGCTCGAGATGGTCGGTAAGCGGGACGAAGGTGCCGCTATTCTCAACCACCGGCAGGTCCACGAAGTTCGCGAGCGTGCCCGTCTCGTTGGTGGCGAATGCCGCCTCGACTGCGATTCGCGTACGCCCGAGGGCTGAAACTTGAACGGTCATGATGAGATCTCCTTAGGCGACGGCTGACGTCGTGACGACCGTGCCGCTGAATCGCTGCTCGAGCTGATAGAGGCCACCGCCCTCGGTCTGCCCAGACCGCGGCGCATCATCGCGCAGGACCGTCGTGCCCTGCCACGCAAGCACGCCCGAGACGATGCCGGTGACGGTGCCTGAGTACGTCGTCGCGACCTTACCCGGCCATGCAAGCGCCTGCGCAACGAGGTCGCTGGCGTACGCGGCCGACGCTTTCACGGCCTGATAGTCGGCAGCAAAAAGCGCCTGCGAGTCGAGGAGGTACGTGTACGTGAGCGTGACCTCGACGCTGCGAAACCAGACGTTGACGGGCTGCTGCGGTCGGTCAGGGCTCACTGGATACGCCACCGCAATCTCGACGCGCGGCGTCGCCGTCGTGCGCATTGAGAGCGTCATGTCGTCAGCGCCGCCAGCGACGTCGCAGGACAGCAAGCCGATAGGCACAGCGCGCACACCGGCGATCTTCCCTTCAATGACCTCGCGCAGCGCCGCGCGAATAGCCGTGTCGCTCAGCGACGTAGGCAGCGCAAGCGGCGTCGGCGGCGTCGGCGGCACCGGCACGACGGGCTGCTGCGTGCCGACTGGGATTGCCGTCAGCGCGCGCGTGGTCGCGTCGTAGCCGAGAAAGAGCGGCGCAATCGAGGTCTGTTGCAGCGCAAAATCTGCCATGGTGCCTCAGAGCGGGACGACGCCGTCAGCCCACGGGATCAGACAATTGCCGTTTGCAGTGCCGACATAAACACGCGCATCGGTTGCAAGATCAGTGGTGTTTGGATAGTTGCGCAAAACGCTACCCGCAAGCACGCTTACCGACACGCCAAGAAATCCCGGCTGAGTCGCGTTTTGCAGACGCGACCAAGCGGCAGGAAATGCGACGTCCTTTCCGTTCCAAGGATCTACACCAGCTGGCGTCAGCACTGCGAAATGCGGGCTTCCGTTGTTGACCACTCCGAATGGATTGGCAGTCGTCCAAATGCTCGTCGGACTATACCAGTAGCGCCAGCCACCGCTGCTTGAGGCAAAGATTGACCCATCACTGACAGCCGCGACAACATAAGGCGCAGGATTCGCTGTTGCGTAGGTTCCATTCGCAAGTGCGCTAAACGCGATTGCTCCGCTTACTGCAAATGCGGCCGTAGTGAAGACAAGATAGAACGACCTAATCCCTGTTGCATTGTCATCGCTGTCGACCGTGATGGCATGAGCACGCGTCGAACTGGCAATGCCGAGCGCTGTGATGGCCGTCTCATTTGCAGCCGTGACCTGCGAGTCCGCTACCGTCGCGCTCCCGACCGTGGTCGGCGCGGTCACAGCGAAACGTACGTCGATGCTGGTGGCGCTGTTGCGCTTGATCGTCAACCACACGCTGCCGCGCGTGACGATCTGCCACGTGTTCGTCGCGGCGATCCACTCGGCCAGCGATAGCGCGGGAGTCGTGCGCCGCACGCCCGCAGTGCCCGTGCCTGCGGATACGAGCGTCCATCCGTTGGCGAGCAGCAGCGTCATGAGGGCGCTGATGCCATAGCCGACGTCCGCGCCGACGGTGGCGATATTCACGTTCGTTTGCTTGGCCATCAGACCACCTTCCCGTTCACGATGTAGTTGCCGACGCTGCGGAAGATGCGGCCGAACACGACGCCCGCTTGGCCAGTCTGGACCAGCTCGCCGTCACGCGTGATAGGCAGGAACGGGCGCGCGGGTATAGTGCGGGTGCCGAATTGCTGGTAGCCCGCGTATTTCGCAGTCGCGAAGAAGAAGATGCTACGCGCGCCGCTTGCGGTGTTTGTGCTGCGCTTGAGGTCGCCACTGTCATTGAGCGGACTTGCCGAACCCTTGCGGCGCTTCTTGATCGTTGACGGCGCGAGCGGCAGCTTCCACTTAACGCCACCGGGTGAAACGTAAGTGTTGTACGGCATCGTTATCAGCCGCTTCACCGCTTCCGCACCGACCTTCATGGCGGGCGTCATGTCCTGCGTGCGCGCAGCCATCGCGGACAGCTTGCGCTGCAAATCCGCGGGCGACTTGCCCGGTGGGTAGCTGACAGCCATTAGAACAGGATGAGCGAGCGCGTCGAGAAGATGCGCTCCGACGAAACCATTTCGGTGCCGTTGATGATGTCCGCGCCACCGTCACCGCCCAGCGGGTCGCGCGACAAACCGGGCAGGTCGAGACGCACGCCGTCGGTGGCGTAGATGCTCGACGGGTCAGGGATGGTCGCGACGATCTCCGCGGGGATCTGGACGCCGCGCGCGTAGAACGACGCCAGCTTCAACCAGACGCCAAACGACATGAGCCGCAGCAGCTCGAAGGCCGCGCCGCTGCTGGGCACTTGCGGCGACAAGGTGACGCTGCTGTAGCCGCCCTTCGCGCACGCCGACAGCACGACGGCGTCCGCGCTCGCGATGTACGCCGCGCGCGCGCCGCTGTCGGTGGCGATGGCCGCGTACTGCGCTGGGCCACGCGTGCCGCCGCCCAGCATCGACTCAATGTATGCGTCCGTGAGCAGGGCCATGTCACGCCTCCTTGCGCTGGTAGTAGCCGGGCGCGTCACCCGCAGACGTCAAGGTGACGAAGGTCATGCCCGACGGCTTCTTGACGAGCAATCGCACGAGGCCGGTGCCGTCCACGTCGAGCGTCTTCACCACAGCCTCGCAGACCACGCCAGCGAAGGTCACGAAGCGCACGACCTCTCCGACGGCTAGCGGCCGCTGTAGCGCCTCTGGCGCGCCCGCAGACGCCTCCGCGTCGGCCTTGGCCTTGCGCTTCGCCCCAGCCACGTCAGCGCCCCTGCCGCTGCGTCGCCGCGTCGAGTCGCGCGTTGATTTTCGCCAACGCTTCGACGATGCCGCCGAGCACCGCCGCGTCCGTCGTGGACGACGTCGAAGCCTGCGCCGCGGTCTGCGCGATGACAGCCGCGCGCTTGCGCTCGTGCTCGAGCTCGATGGTGTCCAGCTCGCCCACGACCTCGACGCTCGTCAGCGGCAGCGGGTCGCGCAGCGTGATTGCGCGGAACTGCGACTCAGCCGACAGCGGGCACTCGCCCTCCGGCCGACGCGTCTCCGCGACCCACGCGGCGACGTACTGCGGAAGGTTGGTCTTGCAGGCGTCGTACTCCGCTTCACGCGTCTCGAGGAGGCGCATTAGCTGCGGGAGGTCGCTGCGGTAAATCTGGATTTCGTGCGTGCCGCTTGCGTAGGACCGGCCGTCGTTGAGCATCTGACCCATCTGGCCGGGACGCACGGTGACGCGCACGAGCAGTCGCGCCTCTGGTCGAGCGTTCGCGGCGACGTGCCCATACGGGGTCACCGCGTCGTATTGAAGTTCCATGAAATCATCTCCTCTTGATGACGCCGCAATATGCAGCGGGACCGTAGGCCGGAGTTGCACCGGCCACGCGCTTACGCGCGCTGCGACTCGCACGGTTGTTGGTGACATGACCTCTCAGCGAGAAATCATGTCAAAGCCGTCAAAGGATGCCGGCATACACCGTAGGCCAGAGTCCGGCGGCATACTGACCGTCGGCGATCAATCCGAAAGTCAGCGCGTCGTTCTGCATAACCGTCGGGCTGCTCAGGTCGATGTCAAGCTGCTCGCGCGGCGCGGAGCCTTCCACGAAGAACATCGGCTTCGCGCCCCCCGGTCCCTCACCGATGAGGTACCAGTAATCGTCCTGCGTCCCAACGATGCGCGGGTCGACGATGAGGTCAACGAGGCCGTTGTAGGCGTTGGAGACGCCCGCAGACGCGACGACCGACGCAGCGGCCTCAAGGCCCGTTGCGGCGACCGAACGACCGCGGATGTCCATCTTCGTGATCTCCGCGCCGACGAGGCGGTTCTTCGGCCCGACCACGAGGTAGCGCGGGACGATGCGGAAGGGCTCGCCGTTCTCGCGCTGGTAGCTCGTCATCGCCGCGAAGGCGGTGTCGAACGTCAGCGGCGAGAGCGCCGAGGTCGTCTTGTTCGACTGGTTGCCCGAGGGCCCGTTCGGGTGCGAGGTGCTGATGAGATTGACACCGTCGTAGCCGACAGGGCCGTCACCGCTGTTGAGGAAGAGCCCCTGATGCAGCACGAAGTCCTTGTAGGACTGCGCCGCCGACATGAACTTGCGCACGCGCGCCGCGACGATGCCGGTGCGGTCGTACTCCGCGTCACGGCGACGGACCTTCAATTGCACCGCCCACGTCGTCAGCGCGACGTTGAGGCGGTACGCGCGCGACACGCCGGTCTGGCGCGCACCGGCGAACTCCAACCAATTGCCCAAGAAATCCTCGAGGATGATGGACGTGGTCGTGCCGCCGTCCGCGGGAATCGTCTCGCAGATCGCGTTGACGAGGCCCTCGTCCGCGGAGGACGTAAACAACTCATCGGCCATCGTGCGGAACACGGTTGCTGCCGCGTCAATGGCAGTCTGATTAATGACGTGGGATGAATCAGCCATGTTGGAATCTCCTGTAAATCGTTGGCGCTTATAGCGCTATCAGGTCGTCGCCGTGCTGCGAACTTTGACCCACGCGCGCGTCGTCGAGACCACCTCAACGATTTCACCGACCTTGCAGTCATTGGTGCCGTCAGCCACCGACGTGACGCCATCGCTGTCCTCGATGACGCAAACGTTGCCGGTCAGCGCCGCAAGCGAAACGTTCGTCGCGAACAGCTCCTCGTGGCCGTACTTGACGTTGATCTTCGTGCCCGCAGGCGCGGAAATCACAGTGTTCGTCGCGATGCCGACAAACGAACACGAAGCCGTGTCGTCGCCGCGTTCAGCGAGGTTGTTTGCGGTCACGACCATGACGAGGCTGCCCTCGTAGATGGTCTCGCCGGTCTTGACGGTGTACGTGGCATAAGAGGCAAGAGCGTCGTTGCGCGTCTGACGCGCGGTCATTGCGGTGAGGTGAGCCATGATGAGTCTCCTGAGTGAGCGTTGATATCAGCGCGCGTCAAGCGCCCGAGTTGCGAGCCGCGTGCTTCGACAGCATCACGGCGACGTGCTTCTTCGCGGCCTCGCCACGCAGGCCAGCGGCCTTAGCGTCAGCCTCGAAGATCTTGGCGATCGGGTCCTGCGACGCCGACAGCGAGAGGGTGTTCGTCGGCGCACGCGGGCCGGTGACGAGCGAGCCCGTGGGCGGCTGCGCGGTCGCGGGGAGCGCCGAGTAAATGTCGAGCGCAATCTGCTCCGACTGCTGCGACGCGGTCACGAACGCGGCGCGCTGCGCCTCGGTGACGCGGCCCTCGCTAAGCAGGCGCGAGAACGCAGCGTCGATGCGCGCGGTGCGCTCGAGGGCGACGCGCTGCTCGCGCTCCTTCGACAGCTCGGCGACCTGCGCCTGAAGGGTCTTCACGGTGCTCGCGAGTTCGACCGCACGCGCCTTGTGCGCGCTGAGCTCGACGCTCGTGCGCGAAAGCTGAGCGTTGGCGTCGGCGGTCATGCCGCTGACGGGGCCAGCGACGAGAAGCGCCGCGATCTGGTCAAGCTTCTCGGTGACGCTCGCGAGCACGCCCGCCTCGTCCATGCCGGTCGCCTCGACGAGCTTCGCGAGCACCATCGTCGCAGCGGCCTCGCTGGCCTCCTCGACAAGCTCCTCCGTCTCGGGCATCCCCTCCGCGACGGCCTCTTCGACCATTGCGACGTCGTCCTGTAGCGCAATGCCGGACAGCTGCCGGATGCTGCGCGCGATGCGCGCAAGCTCGGCCATCTTCTTCGGCTTGCACGCGGCGTCCACGACCTCTTCGGTGATAGCCGCGACGGGCATGGCTTCCTCGGCCATCGCGCCCGCAAGCGCCACGAGTGCGTCAAAGGCCTTCTTCATTTTTTCCGGCGACGCGTCTTTGGCGAGGCCGAGTGCAGTCGCGATCGACATGAGAACCTTGTTCGGATCCATTGCGAGACTCCTTGTTGACCTCCGCGACGGAGTCCCGACGCGGGAGAGTGTGATCGGGGTCATCCCCGGCAGAAACGGTGACGGCGTGAGGCCGAGTTCGTACAGCTCCGCGAGGCCAGCGACCTCGCCAGTCGCGCGGTCAATCGGCGCGAAGTCGACGACGACGCTACAGAAGCGCTGCGCGCCCGCGGCGATCCTCTTCGCGGCATCAGCGGTCCACTCGACGTAGCCCCACAGTTCCGCGCCGTCCTTGCCATCGCGCACCTCGAGCGCCTGAATCCAGCCCGCGGCATCGATGGGCACGCCCATGTCGTGGCGCGGGTGACCCCAGAGCACCGGCACCGGCTGCTCGCTTGCGTCGTAAAGCCGCTTGATATCCGCGAAGACCTCGCGCGTGAATTGGAACGGCCCCGCGGGGTGCCCGTTCCACTCCGACTCATAGGCCATCTCGACCCACGAGCACTGCGCGTCACCGAGCAGCGGCGACTTCATCGCGGGCGCAGCGGCGACGTCAGCGAACGCGCCGAGCGTGGCGCGCAATGCGAGTTTGCGTGAGCCATCGAAGGCTGTTGCGGTCGATGCCATGATTACCTCACAAACGACGACGCGCCGAAGCCGGGCGTCATTGCGAATCCCGCTGGGATGCTGGTGATGACCTGCAAGCCCTCGTCGCGGAGTTCCTCTTCCGACAGCGTCGTGATGACGCAGCGGCACTGGAAGCCTCCGGGCGGCGAGATATTGGCGAAGCTGCTGTCGTCAGCGCGCCACACTTTGCGATTCATGGGCGCGTGCTCAGCGCGAACGCGATTGTCCTGCGCTGTCAGCCACTGCCGATAAGGCCTCGCGTCGAGTACGTCGGGATCGTTCATCTGCGTCCAGCGTCCCGCGCCGTAGGCCGTGGCGACATTGGTGCGGTAGACGTTCTCAAGGTAGCTGGCGTCCTGCGGTGCGATGCCGAGCGTAATGGTCTGGTCTTCCATCGCGCGTCTGAAATCGCGCAACGTGTTGCCCTCTTCGAGCGTGCGTTGCAGCTCCTCGACGGCGCGGCGCGAGATAACGTCAAGCTGCTCGTCGGTGGCAAGCGCAGCGCGGCGACGGTACGCGCGCAGCACGAACTCCAGGATATCGGGGTCACCGCCACGCTCGCGCCAGAAGGCCACCGCTTCCGCGAATGGCATCTTGAGAAATGCGGGCCGCAAGTCGACGGCGAGTTGCCGCTGCGCGCCCTGCGGCTCGAGCTCCACGAGGCGCACGAACATCTGGCCCGCCAAGTCGCTCTTGACGCTGGCCTCGTAGATCAGCCGCTCCAGTTCAGGCGTGCCCTTGAACGCCTCGACGGCCTTCGCGACAGCATCCGCGCCACCAGCCGACGCGATGGCGATGGCCTCGCGCACCGGCGTAAACGCGACGACGCCTTCTAGGGTCGTCTCCGCGGCTACGACGTACGGTCGCCCGATTACTGCCTGTACGCGCGCCTTGTCCGCGGGGTCGCTGAGAGCGAGGACGTCTGCGAAGTCACCGACGTCATCGACAGCGCTGGCATCCCATGCGCCGAGCCCGGCGACGTCGAGAAAGGGCGCTCCGCGGACGCACCTCCGAGCGTGTCAGCAGGCGTCACAGCCTCAATCGATGGCAAGCCCGTCTCGACTGGCGGCGCGCCCTCAAAGGGCAGCGGCGAGCCGGGAGGCGCGGGCAACAGCTGGATCTTTGCGATGTTCTCGCCGCCGTCCTCGACGCTCCACGCAGGCAGGCCCAGCGAAGCGCGAATCTCGTTGACCTTGACGCTGCCGGTGTCGATCGCGTCGCGCGTGATCGGCAGGCTGTCATCAAACAGCGTCTCGATGACGGGCAGCGGGATATCGGCGCGGCGCAAATTGTAGTATGCGAGCCACCTGACCACGTCGCGCGTGATGCTGCCCCACATCAGCGTCGAGTCTAGCTTGCTGTTCTCGAGGCGCACGCCGTCGCGCGTCTCCGTGCTCGAGCGCGAGCCGTTTGCGCCGCTGAGGTAGAGGTCGGGACTGACGCCGAGCGCGAGGAAAAGCTCCTCATTCAGCGACGCGCGAAGCTCTTTCCAGACGCCCGTCGAGCCTGCGCCCGCGGGGTCGATGATCTTGATATCCGACGTGCCTGACGTGACGCCCACTGAGTCGGCCGTGAGCTGCTGAAGGTCATCAAGAATGCGCTGCCGCTGCGCGCTATCCGACGACGCGGCCATCTGCGCGAGCACGAGCGGGTTGCCGAAACGCTCAGCGCCGATGAGCCAGAATGTCCACACGTTGCGCTTGAAGAGCCAATAAAAGACCGCGGCAAGGAAGTCGCCTTGATCCATCGGCCGTCCGGGGTCCGTCCACGGCACGTGCACAAGAAACTTCGCGGGGTAATTGACCGTGTTGTACCACTGGTAATCGAAGTCCCTGACCTCGAGCGACCAGTCCTGCGCATACCGCAGATTGCGCGTCTGCACCGGCACCGGCTGCGGCATCCACGCGCCGCCACGACGCGACCACACCAGTTCGTGACAGCTGATGCCCATGCCGATGGCGTCGAGCACCCTCATCAAGAACGTCTCGCGCGCCTCGAGGCTGGTCAGCCACTCCTTGGTCAACTGCACCAACTCTTCGGCCGCGCCACGCATCTCAGGCGCGACGTCGTCGGCCATGCGCACGGCGAACCCACGGCCAGCCACCGACGAGCGGCGCGTGCTGTACGCGCGGCGCACGACGGGGTCACGGCGCATTTGAGTCGCCATGTCGGCCCAGTATTCGTAATTGCCGAAGTCAAGCTCACGCAGCGCCGTCGAGATACGCCCCGGCGACACCGGCTGTAGCGCGCGCCCGCTGATGGCCGACAGCGACTGCGGCCTGATGACGCGGCCCATCTCTGGGATACGCGTGACCGGCCCCATCGGCTCGACGGGCGCAGCTGCAGCGACGGTGGCCGCGGGCTGCGTGCGTGGCTTGCGAGACGGCATTGCTAACCCCAGTAGTTCTTGCGCCCGACGCGGGGCGCGTAGTCTGTCGTCAGGTCAGCAGACACGCGCCTGCCAGTGCTCGCGACGCCGCTGCCGACGTGCATTTCCGCGAGCAGGTCGAAGGCCGCTGCAAGCGCGTCGATCTGATCGTCGTGCGCGTCGCCCTGTCCTGTGAAGCGCGCGACCTCGTCGCAGAGGTCAGGCAGCCACGCGGCGCCCTCGCGCACGAGCACGCGGCCCGCGTTCCACGCTGCTGCCAGCGGTGTGGCGCGCGCGTACTTGTCTCCGATGGCTGTCTTGACCTCGACTTGCAAGCCCACGCCTCGAGGCGGTGGAAGCGCGAGGAAATCCAGCGCGCCACGGTCTGCGCCGCCCGCATAGATGCGCGATGCGGTGTGCGGCCAGCGCGCTCTGAGCATCGCGAGCTGCTGCGCAAAGTCGCTCGCACGCATCTGCGCGCGCAGCACGTCGAGAACGTAGTATCGGGCGTCGGCGCCGCTGCCTGCCTTGCCCATCACGACCGCGACGCTCCAGTCCGCGGAGGTCTTCGCGCTGTACGCGAGGTCGAGGCCGATGCCGCGCGTGAGCTCGCCCGGTGGCGTCGTGTACGTCGTCGGCGTCGCGCTGAACACGGCACCGCCGCGTGCTCGAGGCTGGCCCATGTAGAGCGCTGCCCATTCATACGGGCCGACCTCGCGCTCACGCTGGCGAAGAAACTCACGCGGCCTCTGCGACGGCCACAGCGACTCGTCCTCGGCGGTGATCGCCGGAAGGTTGACGACTTCCCAGCCGTCGGCCTCCAAGCGCCCGATGAGGTCGTCAGGATGCCAGCGGGTATGGACGACTAGACAGCTGCCCGTCGGAGCGATGCGCGTCAGTGCCGTTGACCGCAACCAGTCGCTGATCTTCTCGCGCTCGCGTCGACTCTCGGCTTCCTCGCGATTCTTATGCGGATCGTCAATCACCACAATCTGCGCCGCGTAGCCGGTCAGCGGCCCGCCGATGCCCGTCGCGAGCAGCCCACCGCCCTCGACAAGCCGCCAGCGTCCAGCCGCGCTCGTGTCGTCGCGCAATGACAAGCCAGCCTCGCGTGCGAGGTCGCGGATTTCCTTGCTGCGGTCGTGCGCGAAATCTGCGGAATACGACGCGTAGACGATCGGCCACGTGGGATGCCGCGAGAGCATCTGCACGATTCCATGCTGTATCAGCGTCGTCTTCCCGAACTGCGCCGGGACGCTCACGCACGCGCGCACCGTCTCGCCACGCATCGCGCGCTCGAAGAGAGCAGCCACCGGCGCAAGGTGACGCGGCGGCTCCCATCGCGGCGAGAGCGCGTGCACGTAATCCACGAGGCTCAGTCGTCGTCGCGGGTCTTCACGCGATGGCGACTTCTCGGCGCGCAGCCGCTCAAGCTCCTGCGCCGCTGCCGCTCGCAGCCGCGTTGACATCTGCGCCTGCCGCCGACCGCGGATGAGTTCGCGCACCGTCATCAGTGCGCCTCGACGTCGGCCTCGTCGTCGTCGGCCTTGTCATCGCCAGCGAGCCGCGCGAGCAGCACCGCGTACCACTCCGACGGCAGGCACTCGCGAGCAGCGGTGAGCACGTCGTTCGCCGCGGCCTCTTGCGCGCGGATGACCAGCTGCTGCGAGGGCGCGTATGTCTCGGGCATCGTGCGCTCGAGCAACCATGCGCGGGCCTTCCAGTCGGCCTCTTCGCCAGCCTGCGTGGGCTTGGCCTGCAAGCGAATCTGGTCGAGCATCGACTGCTCAAATGCCGAGCGCGCGCGTGCGACAGCGCCGAAAAATTCCGCGTATGGCTCGCGTCCTGCGTCAGCCTGCGAGCGCCACTTCTCAATGCATCGCGGCGACACGCCCTCCGCTTCGAGCGCTGCCGGTAGCCGCAGCCCATTCTCGACTCGCGCGCATACCCGCTGCGTGAACGCTGGCGTGATATGCGATGGCCTACCGAGCGGCGTGCTCAGCTGCTTAGGCTCATCGCCCTTCCGCTGCCGCTTGCTCATGCCACCACCATCGCAGGAATCCCGCGCATCGTAAGCGACGCACGCCGGATAACCCTTGCGCAAGCCGATTGATTTGCAGCGTATGGCGGCGATTGACGCATTACTCGCCCCTCTTGCGCGGCTTCGGTGGACGCCTGCCCGACGCAAGGTGCTCGGCCATCCACGCCTGCAATTCCGACTTCACTGCGACGACGCCCGCGAACGTCTTGTAGACCGGGAGCGATTTCTCGTCGCTCAGATACCGCACCGTGCGCTCGCTGCACCCGCACGTCGTCGCGATTTCCTTCCAGCCTTGCAGATCCCACGGTGTTGCTCGCGTCGCAGCCATAGCCGTCAACCTCCTGTCGAGCGGGACCAGCCCGCGCGCGCTCATCGCCCGATATAGCTCAAGCAGCCCCTCGCGTCGCATCGTGATCACGTGCCCCACTGGCACCTCGACGCCGAACGCCTGCGACGCGTACGCCGCAATCTCCGACGCAAGCGGCTCCGTGTACGGGTCAACGTCCTCGTCGCCCTTACGCGGCCTGCCACGCACGGCGATGCGCGTCTTAGGCCGTTGCTGCCGAACGCCCTCGCCGTGACGCGGCTGCGGATGCTGCATCGGTAGCCGCGAGCCCATCACGCCGAGCACCGACCACACGACGACCGCCCGCGCCTGCGCTGCCGTCAGCCGCTCCTCGACGGGATACGTCGTCAGCGTCCAGCCGTCCGCGAGGCACAGCGCCCACAGCCGCGAGACGGGCGCGATTCGCTCGACGGCCCGCTGCGCTGCGTCGCCCTGCGATGCCCCGCTGCCGCCCCACGTCTGCGCCTCAAACCGCGCAGGGTCGCTGGTCGACCGCAAGGGCGCACCGTCGATGCTGGCGGCGTCTAGGGCCCGTAGCGCGCCAAGGACGCCATTGAACGGCGGGCGGCTGCTCTCGCCGCGGTTCTCGCGCGCGATGATGGCGAGCGCGACGCGTGTGGCCTCGTGCTTGCGGCGTGCCCGCTCGCGCATCATCGCCGGGGTCAGCGTCTCGACGGGCGCGGCGTCGCGGTACGGCTGCGCATCGAGCGCGTCCACCAGCGCGACCTCCGAGACGTGGTCCTCGAGCAGCTGCCGCACGTCGACGCTGAGCGCGCTGCGCTTCACGACGCCTCGCCGGTAGCTGCGGACTTTTGCGCGCGAGGTCTGGACGTTACGCGCGCAGGTCTGGACCTTTGCGGCTTCGCGACGACGATGCGCTCGAGCTCCACGACGCGCACCTCGACGCGGGGCCGCTCGCGGTCGACGTGCGTCGCGACGAGCAGCGTCGTGATCTGCGAGTCATCGAGGTACAGCACGCCGTTGAGCGCGTCGAGCAGCGTCTTCGCGATGTTGTCGAGGTCGCGTCGCCGCTCGTCGGGAAGGTACGCTTCGACGTCGACACGGTAGCGCGACGCCTTCGACGGCAACCACGGCCCGCGTGGTCGCGCGGCGAGCGCGTGATAGCGCACTGTCGCTTGATACGCGCGCTGCTTCGCTGGCGTGAAGCGCCTCGCGCCCACCGACGCTGCGCGCTGCCACGGCACGACCGGCCCCGGCACGGTGAACGACACGTCCATCATCGGCTGCGCCCTCGCAGCTCGCGCTCAGCGTCCTGCGCCTCGTAGTCCGCACGACGCTGCGCTGCTGCGCGCTCATACTCCGCACGCGACTCCGCGGCCTCCTCGCTGGTGCGCCCCCAGTGCTTGCGCTGCGACGGCGTCCACGTGCGCTCCGAGGTCGCCAGCGATGGATTGAGCTCTATCTGGCAGCGGCCGCATTTACCGGCGACGAAGCCGACGTGGCGCGGGCACTGCGGCGGTAGCTGGCCGGGCATCAGTTCGACGTCCTGTCAGGCCGGATGCTCAGCTCGACGGTGATGCGCTCAAGCCGCATCGGGCACCAGCGCGGCGGTGTCGTCGGCGGCTCCGTCGCAAGGTCTGGCGACGCAACGACGATGCGGTCGTCCGATACGGTGCACGCGTGCTCGATGGTCATTGAGTCGACGCCGCGGATATCGGTGCCCAAGAACGGGCACGTCGCGCACCCGTCGAAGATGATCAGTTGCATTTGCGTTGCTCCGCTCGCGCTGGCGCTCGACACCGACGATCCGACTCGCGCTGTTGTTTGAGTCGTGCTTGATGCGCGCAAGATTG